TTCTCAGGCGAGCGGATATAATGGGGGAAGTAGGTATTTACGAAATATTCGTAACCGCCTACCGGGTCAAATACCTTGGTACGGCGTGCAGCAATAGCCTTGGGCGACGCATCAAAGCCGTCCACTTCCGCTTCGATGACTTGGCGCAGGCTGGCAGCCAGTTCGGCAAGGGATTTGAGGAATTCTTTTGTTTTCATGCATTTAAAAAGTCTTAATCAATTTTTCGGCAATCCAGCGTGAGACCGGCGGACAGACGGCGTTTCCCGCAGCTTGAGCCTCCGCAATGTTGGCCTCATCCATTCCGAGGCAAAGCCCATCATCGTTAGACGCTCTTTGCCGCTCAACCATCGCACCCCGTCCGTTGGGCGTAACGAGAATATTTGTGCCTGAGCGGTCAATGGCTCCCTTGGAAATCCCTCTAAGCAAAGTACCATGTGGCTTTTGTAGCCCATACGTCTCAACCGCGCGAGGTAAGACTCCAATTGAGCCGGCGTCAGCCATAAACTCATAGGGGGGGTACTCTCCCAAGCCAGCGACCAAGAAAACCCGACGGCGTGCCGTGGGGACTCCGAAATATGCTGCATTAAGCACGCGCCAGTATCCCACATACCCGCATTCGGCAAGGGACTTGATGACTGTTTGAAAGTCTTCGCCATTGTTGCTATTGAGCAAACCCGTAACGTTTTCAAGGACAATCCAGCGGGGTTTAAGCTGGTCGACAATACGCATTGCGTCATAAAATAAACCTGTTCTTTCCCCGGCAAGACCTTTACGCTTACCGGCTATTGATACATCCTGACATGGGAATCCGCCAATAATCACATCTACCGGCCATAATTCTGACAATACCGTTCTGACATCCTCAAACTGTTTTGCGTGTGGGAAGCGGTCGGTCAAAACTGCACGGGGTACAGGATTAATCTCTACTTGCCAAGCAGTGTCAAAACCAGCCTGTTCAAATCCCAAATCAAACCCGCCAATACCTGCAAAAAGGCTTCCGACGGTAGGTTTTTGCTTATCCAAACTTCTTCTCCACTTCCGCCCCAAACGGCTCCAATACCTCCACAAAGGCAGGCAAATGTTTGGGGTGTTTTTCTTGCACAAACGCCATCAAGAACTCAATCAATTCCAAAGCCGTCGCCAGTTTTGACGTTTCCGGCATCACGCGGGCATTGGCTGATACGGTTTTGGTAAACGCATCGGCCAGGCTGGCCAACAGCTTCGCACGGTCGGATGGCGGCAAATCTTCGGTACTCGAATCCTGCAGCATCGTCATCGTGCTGTTGTACTGCACCATAAAACCGGCCAACATCGCACGGCTCAAGTCCTCAATACCGCCGCCGGCCAAAGTGTAGGCGGCGCGCATCTTATCCCAGTCGTCGCCTTTTTCCTTATCCGCACGTTTCCACGCACGCGCAGTGGCCTGCGGGATTTCGCACATCAAGGCTGCCGTTTCCAAAGTTTGCTCGCCGCTCACATAGAGCCGGCGTAACTTTTCACGGATTTCTTGCGGGTGAGCCATAATTACAGTCCCATTTTCGCTTTAAGCAATTCCCAGCCGACCGTAATCACGCCGCCGCCGATCGCGCCGAATGTAATGGCCGTGCGTTTCGTGTCTTGGCGGATTTGTGCAATTTCCGCCTGCATTTCCTTCTGATTTTTCAGAGTTTGATCAGTCTTGTTTTCAATACGCGCCAAGGCTTCCAAAATCGGGTCGCTCATGATTTGTCCGCTTTCCTGTCCAGTTTTTCGTTTACTTTTTCTAACTTGTTTTCAATTCGTTCCAACGCTGCTGCAATATTAGTGCTGTCTGCCTTGGCGTCCGCCTTGGTGTGATAAGAGAGCTTGACCGCGTGCAGCTCCTCTTTAAGGTCGTCGATACGCTTGTCCGCCTCTTTCAGACGGCCTGAAATGCCGTTGACCCAAAACCAAAACGCCGCCGTCGCAATCGGCCACAAGGTTTTAAAACCAAATTCAAAGTCCATTTAAAACCCCTTAAACCGGCACATCGCCGAATACGATACGGACGGAGTGGCCGTCAGGGCGATTGCTGAAAATTTCGAGTCCATCTCCATCATTACAAACGCAGTAATACGCCGAAATCGTCTGCCAAACTGCACGCTTAAAGGTGTCGTAGTTTGTATTTGGATATTCAAGGTTAAAGGTCGTCTGAAAATCCTTATTCATCCGTACCGTATATTCAACCCCTGCCTTATCCAGCAGATTAGAAACATGAATGACAAACGGCTCTTGTTCGCGGGAGCGGCTTAAGCCCAATTCCAAATCGGCATGGCGCACAGCCAACTGACGTTCAACTAATTCACGGTAGGTCATTCTTTGATACCCATTAAATATTTTATCCGTCTGTACAACTTCTTAACCCACGAAATATTTACAAATGTATAAATCTTTGTTACAACTTCGCCGTCATACTGCGCATTTTCCTGTGCAGCCCGAAATTTTGCCCGGGCTTCTTCAGGGCTGTCCGCCCAAATGCTCAATGACCAGGACTTGCCGTCAAAGCGGTAAGAAAACGTGTACTCATTCATAGGAGAAACCTTATGTATTTTGAAATCTATAAAGACGCAAAAGGCGAATACCGTTGGCGTTTGAAAGCAGCCAACCATGAAATCATCGCTCAGGGCCAAGGCTACACCAGCAAGCAAAACTGCCAGCACGCAGTCGATTTGGTGAAAAGCACTACCGCCGCGACCCCTGTAAAAGAGGTATAAAATCCGCTTTTACCCTAAGCCCGCGCCCTACGCGGGCTTTTTTGTCAGTCGCCGACTTTGCGGGAGCGATTGCCCGCCCAGTCGCGCCACGCTGCGTTTTGGTTTTCCAGCTCCGAAACATAGCCGCCAAACTCAGCGGCGTGTTCGAGCAGCGTTGCCGTCTTGCCGTCCTTCGGAGGACTCGGGCGTACCGGCGCGACCATCAACGCAGCAGGCGGTGTCGGCATGATCGCCTTTTCGACAACCTTAATTTCCGTAGCCGAGGGCGCGGTTGTAGAGCTGCAGGCCGTGATGGCCAAAGCCGTCAATACAATTACCGCTTGCATTTTTACGGTCTTGAGTAAGGACATTTTCGATTTCCTTTTTATTTTCCGTTTTCAGACGGCTGACTTCCGCCTGTTTTTTCGCCAAAGCCATACCGACGGCGTGTGCTTTGACTTCATATTTTTTAGCTTCCGCACGCGACTGTTCCAATTCGCGCGCATAGTTTTGAGCCGACAACAGCAGGGCTTGCGCCTTATCGTGCTCCATCTTGTCGATGACCGCCTGCTGCTTCGCAAACGCCGACTTGTAGCCTTGATGGTGCGACACGGCCAAGCCCGTGCCGATAAGCGCGATGATGGCAATCGGCTGCCAGTTATTCGCCAGCAGTTTCACGAGATTCATTCTCGACCTCCTGACGTTTCACGCTGACCAGCGAGCGTGCCACCGCATAGCCGCCGACGATGCCCAAATACACCGCCCAAACCTCCGCCGATGGATCGGGCAACATCACAAACTTAAACGTCCCCGCCGCGCAGGCAACATTTGCCCACAGTTTTGAGTGCGACACATTGCCTGTCGCCGGGTTTTTAAAAATATCCAAAATACGCATTGCTATTCCACAGTTTTGGTTTGCAGGTGCCGTTGCAGCATTTCCCGATAATTGGCCAGTTCGCCCTCCGCAAATTCAAACGCAGGCAAGTCTGCCTGTTCGCTTGCCTCACGGCTTTTGCGCGACCACAGCTCAATCATCTTTTCGTAAAACTCAACCTGTCCCATGATTAACGACGATTCTTGCGTTTACGCGCCGCACGTTTCGCAGCCGCCACGCCCGATTTACCCAGGCGCATAGACGGATGTTGTTTCAAATAGCCAATACTGGCAGGCTTAATCTCAAATTCAGGCAGCTGCGGTTTCAAGACAGACAGAGCCAAAGCAATCAAAGACTTTTTCATACCTTCGCCGCTCCCAATTCCATCGCAATCGCGTCCGAAATTGCACGGCAAATGCCCCATTTAGTCGCCTTAAACAAGGCCAAATCAGTGTCGTTGCTGATAAAAAACGGTTCAAACACAATGCCGCCGGCTTGCGCATAAGCCAGCCGCGAATGCTGGCCGGCATTATCCGGCTTAAAGCCGTCTTCGCCGCGCAGTTTCCAACCGGTCGCCTTGGCAACAGCCTTGCTCAACACCTGACACCAGCGTTTGTTTTTCGGCGTACTCAACGCCTCAATGCCCGTAGCTGCTTTGCTGACGGCGGCGTTGGTATGGAACTCAATCGCCACATCCGAGCCGCGAATCAGTTTTACAGCATCGCGCAGCGGCATATTGCCTTTGCCGGTGCCGTCTGTTTTAACGGTCAAGCCGTAGTCATCGCGCAAAATAGATGCCACGATGTTGCGCATATCCTGCGCCAAGTCCGCCTCACGGTCGGAGCCGTTGACCGCGCCCGGGTCGGTGTTGCTGTGGCCGGCGGTTAAAGTTACAGTTTTGCCCATAAACATCTCCGAAAATCAAATCACAATTTATTTTCAAAACCTTATTTAACCTTTTCAGACGGCATAAGACGGTCGGCACAAATGCACTTACTGTTCCGCAGACAAAAAAAAGCCCTGCAAAAAGCAGGGCAAAGGTCCACTCACAAGAAACACACAACACAATTACGCCGCAAATAAATCCGTCTGCGCTCTTGCCGCCGCCTCGCGGTCGGCCTCTTTCAAAATGTATCGGATATTGCGCGTAGACAGCCGATGAGCCAACACCAGCTCGCGCACAATAACCAAATCGCTCAAACCCTCCGCGCTCATCGCATCATACTGCCGGCGGATAAATCGATTGCGCAGCTCGCGCATCGCGTCCCAGCAGCGAGGAATGGCTAAGAAAGGCTGACCGGCATAGGCTCGCTCCAATCGTCCCGCAGCCTCCTCGCCGATGTCCTCGACCAGTTGAGCGTGTAAGATTCGGCTCTGGCGCGTATTGCGCCGGCGGTTGGAAATCGGGTAATTCGTCCCGCCCCAAACCTTGACCATGTGAAACGCCGCTTCCAGCCCGATGACCGTAATCATCGCCACCACGCTCTGCGGCAGAAGATGTTTCACATCCTCAAAATCCTGCTCTGTCATTTCCCAACTTACACTCATTCCTATTCCTCCTTCTTCTTTCGGTTCGCCGCAATCTGCAAAGCCGCCACCAGCTTGTGCATATTGCCGTCGGACAACCATTCCACGCGGTCAACTTTAAACATCTTTTTCGCCGTACCGTGCGCATAATTCCAAGTCCAGCCGTTATCCAGCAGCAGGGCTTCGATTTTCCGCATCATCGGATCGGCAGAGCTTCGGCGGTTCGGACGACGGCCTGCCGTTTTCTTCGGCGTAAACCCATGTTGGCGTAAATCCTCGACCACGCGTTCCAACTCAGGAATACTGCACTCCGTACACGACCGCTTGCCCGTCACACGCTCCAACACCGCGCGATAGGTACCGTCATCCAAGCCCAGCTCCTTTTGAGCGATTTTAATTTTAGCAATCAACGCACGGCGCATTATTCCTCCAATACAACATATAGTATAAATTAGCGCATATTATACCAATAAAATACAATATATAGTATTAAGCCGCTGTTTTTTTTGCGAAACTGACAGCACAAAAAAAGGCCGTCTGAAACAGGTTTTAAACCCTATTTCAGACGGCCTTTAATCCATCTTTAAAAGTCCCAGCCTTCCATCATTCCTGCCAACATACTAACCACTCCTGATTATATTGCTTCATGATTCATTGCGGAACTTTGGCGTTTTGCGCGCCGCGATGGTCAGCGGTTCGCCCGTTTTCGGATTGTGTCCCTGACACTCGGCGGATTAGGCGGCGTGAAACGTGCCGAAGCCGACCAGCGTAACGTCTTTTCCATCTTTCAATTCTTGCGTTACCACGCTGACAAACGCATCAACAAACTCCGCTGCATCGCGTTTGCTCAATTCCGCCTCGTCGGCGATGGCTTGGATTAATTCGGATTTATTCACTTTTGACTCCTATTTAGATTTAAATGCGGCAGACCGTGCCGCGCGGGTTATGAATTTGCAATTTCAGACGGCCTTTAATCAAGCTTTAAACGCCAAAGAAAAATAAAATCAACGCAAGAAAAAACCAAACCACCCCGAA